AGCGTCCTTGTGAAAGAGATTCGGGATGCGGCACCTGCACCTCTTCGGGGGCAGCTGAAGGGGACTTGGTCAATTCGTGCCGGGGGTCGGAATCAAAGACCAGCCCCAGGCCATCTGCGCGTGCGTTGTCGGCAGCAATTTCCCGGTCCACGTCTTCTGCGTCGTAGCCGTTGGCGGATATGGCCTCCGAGCGGCTCATGAGTCCGGAGCGAATGGCGGCCTTCATGGCATCGGCCTCTTTGAGCGGATCCACCCATTGCCAGCCCTGTGGAATCCACTTGCAAGCCTGGTACTCGCGGCGTTTTGGTTGTGCAGAACCGTATCCCGGCAGCGTCAGAGCGCCTTCGATAACCGCTTGGTCCATCCAAGCCGCCCAGATCGGTCGGCACAGTTGATGCACGATGACACCATGCTGCAAGGACTCCACCCGGCGTCGAAACTCCAGGAGCCCGGCCCGAATGGATGAGTAGTTGACCTGCGTCAGGTCGCCCGTGAGTTGCTCATAGGTGACACCCATGGCAGCGGCCACCGCGCGAAACTGCATACGCAGGAATTCGGAATACGAACCACCCACGTCCGCAGGCTGAGAAAATTTGATGTCTTCGCCTGGCTCCAGGATTTGCATAGTGCCGGGCTCCAAACCTGCCAGCGCGACTCCATTGGAGTCAGCATTGCCTTCGCCCATCAGGCTGTCCTCGGGCGACAGACGGGTCACAAAGCCCGCGAACATGGCGGCAGTTTTCTTGCGCACCAGTTCAGCGTCGTCGTACTGGTCCAGTTCGTTCAGTTTGACCAGCGCACGCGCCAGCCAGGGTTCTCCCCGGATCTGACCCGGCCGAAGCGGCCGGAACAGGTGAATGATTTCTGCGGCATCCACCCGCACGGTGCTCAAACCACCATCGCCCGACATGGGCGCAAGCAATCCGTCCTCCGGGTGAGAGCGATACAGGTGGTACGCCACCCGCCGCCCCAGCCGATCAAACTCAATGCCTGCGCGAATCAGGTTGCCGTTTTCTGCCGTGATGTTCATCTGAACGGGTAGATGCTCAGGTTCCAGAACCTGGATCTGCAGTGCAACACTCAAGACATCGTCGGGCCTGCGGTACCGAAGGCGAATCAGTGCCTCGCCACCTTCGAGCATGGCGCGGCAGGCCATCGCCTGCAGTCCATAAAAGTCGGTCAGTCCAGCTGCATCGGCTTCCACAGTCCAATTGCGCCAGAGGGCTTGGACCGCCTCGCGCTGCTGCGCATTGGCCAGCATCGACTGGGGTTTGATGCCCGTTCCGATCGCATTGGCCACATAGGACTCCAGCGCAGAGTTGGCCCAGGCGTTGCGCCGCACCAGATCGCGGCTCTTTGCACGCAATTCATTCTGGTTGAATAGCATGGCTGCAACCGCGCCGGGATTGCCCACCGACCAGGACAGTGCACGCCTGCCGCCACCCACTCCGTCATAGGTGGGCGTGGAGGCCAGCAGCTTCTTGCGAATAGATTTAAACCAGCCCATCAGGTGCCCTTAGACGTGTTGATGCGGATCTGGCGTGGGGCACCGGGCCACAGACCCGTGGCTGTAGCCTGCTCGGAAAGCCCACGACGGACATCACGCATGGCCACGCGCAGTTCTTCCACCGAGCGGTACTCCACCGTCTTGTCACCAAAGGTCACCCTGCGTTCACCCTTGGCAAGAGCGCTCTCTAGTGCCAGGAGCTGGGTTTCTGTAAAGGCCATCAGCGATACACCACAAGGTTGATTTCAGAGGAGTCGTCAAACGACGATGCAGCGGTCGCGCAGGAGATGTCGACGTATTGCACGGTTTTGAGGTCGGAGGTGGCACGCACCAAGGCCAAGCGCTGCTGACCGGTATTGGTACTGCTGCGAGCCAGCGCCGTCCAGCAGTAGTTCGTATCCGGCATCGCCAAAGCGAAACGCACGCGGTACCGGCCTGCCGCTGTGCGCACCACTCTGGCGACGTTGTGCGAACCGTGAATTACCACCTGACCACCCACATAGCCAAAGCTCACCCATACCCGGGCGATACCGGGGTGCGTCGCGTCGATCTTGGTTTTGACCTCAATGCCGATACGCGCAGCCAGGGCAGCAATGCTGGACGCAAGACTCATCAGACCAGTGCCCCATTGAAGATCAGGACAAAGTCGGTATCGGTGTTGCCCACATCGCTGGCCGCGACTGCTCCAACGTTGGTACGAGCTTGGAGCTGCTCCGCCACCGTCAAGGTCTGCGCCTCATCGAAGCGCACGCGCAGATTGACAGCACTCAGAATCGCGTCTAGGCCGCTTGTGCCGTTTTGCAGAGCCTGCTGGATCTCCAGCAGAGTGTCATAAGCGGCGTCGGCACCACCCAAAATGTCGGCCTTGAGCGCGTCCAGCAGAGTCACGATCTTGTTGGACGAGTAGGTGCTGGTCGTGGCGATCTGGCTGTCGTCGATGGCGATCGCGGACAAGACTGCTGCCTTGAGTTCGTTAATGGCGGCAACTAGGCTCGATTTGTCGGTCGTCGACAGGCTGGCCAGACTGCCTGCGGTGGCCCGGACATCGTTAAATTCCTGAGCAACCCGGATGACCAGGCTCTCAATACGGGTAGCAAGACTCATAAAAACACTCCTCTAAAAATTCATGACAGCCATCGGCTGCGCACCACACGCCTGGCGACCCTGCGCCCGTCAGAAACAACAAGGCCACCGCTAGGGGTGGCCAGGATTTCGGTGGGTTGAGCGACAGGGTCGGGTGGCGGTGCCAGTCCCAGCTGCTTTTCCAACTCGCGCCAATGGCGCTCCTCGAATCGGTCCAGGCCCGCCGCACTGGCACTGGCCCGGGCATACACATAACAGTCCAGCGCCTCGTTGCGCTCACGCATCTTTTGCCACTCACGGATGGCGAAACCATTGCGGTCGCGCCGGGTGACCAGCTGCTCAGCACAAAGCTGCTGCACGTATTCAGCGTCGACCTTGGGCAGATGCACAAACCCTGCGGGGTACTTGACCGTGGTTCCGTCCTCCTGAACGTCTGCGGCCTTGCGTAGGTTGTTGTAAAGCTCCAGCTTGGCCATGCCCACCGTAACGGAGAACACTTTGATACCCCGGCGCAGCTTTTTGCCGCCCTGAGTGATGTCCACAGCCGTCGGTGTGCCGATCAAGGCTGCGCCGCGCGCTACGCCTTTGACCGCCATCACGCGGGGGTCACGGCAGGCCCGCACAAATGCATACGCTTCCTGCGTGGCAAAGCCGGTGTCCAGTGCAAACCGCACCAGAGGCAGCGACGCACCCGACTCGTGTGTCCAGGTCTCGGCAAGCATTGCCTGGAGTTGCTTCCAAACTGCGTCTCGCGCGGTGTCACCCATCAGAAACCGGTGTTCGACCAACCAGCATTCCTTGCCTCTACCGAAGGCCCAGACCGAGGCTTCGATCCGGTCCTTCTGCACGTCCGCACCGCCCACTAGCAGCAGGCCGCCAAGGGGCACAGTGCCAATTCGGTAATCTTCCCGACGCTCGATGAGCCGCTGCCAATCTGGCGCTTCGCCTTCCTCGACCCAGGTCTCACCCAGTTCGGTGTTCTTGAAGGTCTTGATGGCCGCAGCCGATCCAGACACTTTGCTCACCGCGCTTTCCCAAGCCACAGCAATGTCCTTCCAACTGCGCCAGCCCACCGGGCTGTACAGGCTGGAGAGGTGAAAGCCTGCAGTCTTTGTGCCGTGCTCCGGCACCATGGCCCGCCACTCACCATGCTCAAGCATCCAGGTCTTGTGGTGCTCAAGGATGGCAGTGTCACAGGACTCGCAGATATAGGCTGCGGTCTCTGCATGTCCTTTGTCCCAGCGCAACTGCTCGAAGCGTAGCCATTGGCGGTGTGCGCAGTGCGGACACGGCACGAAATAGCGCTGCTGGTCAGAGGCTTCGTACTCCCTCTCTATGGCACTCACGCCAGAGATCGTCGGCGTCGAGACTATGAAAATCTTGCGCCGCGCGAAGGTCCGGGTGCGGGCCTCGGCCAGCGAAATTGCGTCACCTTCGCCTTCCACGTCCAGCGGATACCCATCAACCTCATCCAAAAAGAGATAGCGCACCGGCATGGAGCGCAGACCGACCGCGCTGTTCGCCCCCGTCATCACCAGCACCCCACCTCTGAACTCCTTGGCCAGGATGGTGTTGCCAGAATCTCGCGACCGGGCTGGCGAAATCAATGCCGACAAGGCTGCGGACTCCTCAATCAACGGGTCGATCCGTTGCTTAGAGTTGCGCTTGGCCATGTCCACCGTGGGCCACACAGCCATCATTGGCCCAGGCGCATGGTGGATGACATAGCCAATCCAGTTCGACCCCATCTCGGTCGCACCCAGCTGCGCCGCTTTCATGAAAACCACCCGTTCAACCGCCGAGGTGGGCGACAGGCAATCCATGATGGCCCTCAGGTATGGCGTGCGGCTGGTGCGCCAGCGGCCCGGCTCAGCTGACGCTTTGCTGGAGAGCATGCGGTGTCGATC